CTTGTTGGCGAGGCCAACAAAGCCGCCGCCGACATGCTGAAAAATGCCGCCGAATTTGGACTCACCCCATCCGCTCGCGCGCGCCTCGACGTTGGTCCCGCCCCGCAAGCGAGCAAGTTCCAAAACCTATTTGCCGGCGAGTGATAAACGACGCGACAAGGTACGCGCCGACAAGGTAATCAGGTTTATTGAGAACCTGACCGTTCCGTCCGGTTACGGCGCCGGCGGAAAGTTCAAGCTCCGGCCGTGGCAAAAGAAATTCGTTCGCGACATATACGAGCCAACGGGGACCGATGGCCTCCGTCTGGTTAACCGCGCAATCCTGTCGATCGCGCGGAAGAACGGGAAGACGGCGATAATCGCTGCCCTCGTCCTCGTCCATCTTATAGGCCCGGAAGCAATCCCAAACGGCGAAATCTTTTCTGCAGCGAATGACAGGAAACAGGCGGCCCAGGTTTTCAAAACCGCAAAGCAGATGATCCTTGCGGACCCGGAGTTGCGCGCTCGCGTGACGATCGTTGAGTCGACAAAACGGATGGTCGGCCGGCGGCAGGGAACCTTTTACGAGGCAATGAGCGCGGAAGCCGGGACTAAACACGGCCTCAATCCCTCATTTGTGGTCTTCGATGAGTTGGCCCAGGCGCGGAACAGAACGCTTTATGACGTGCTCGACACGTCAATGGGCGCGCAGAAAGAACCGCTCTTCGTTGTTATCTCGACGCAGAGCAATGATCCGGAACACATTCTATCGAAGCTGATCGATGACGGGTTGCACTCCGGCGATCCTCGGATTGTGTGCCATCTTTACGCAGCGCCGGAAGATACGCCGGACGAGGCCCTATTTGATGAGGCAACTTGGAAGCTGGCAAATCCGGCGCTCGGCGACTTCCGTTCGCTCAAAGACTTTCGTGCGCTTGCGGACAAGGTAAAACGCAGTCCGGCGGAAGAACCGAAGTTCCGCAATCTTTATTTGAACCAACGCGTTTCACCGACCGCCTCGCTTCTTGCACGCGCCGAATGGGTTGCTTGTGCGGGGCCGGCGGAGCTGGTGGCCGGCGAAGAGGTCTATTTAGCGCTCGACCTGTCCTCGACAAACGATCTAACGGCACTTGTTGCGATCAGCGCGGACGAGCGCTCGCGAGTGAACGCATTTTTTTGGAAGCCTGAAGATCTATTGCAGGACCATAGTAGCCGCGATTTTGGCTCGGGTCACAAGCAATATGACACTTGGCACAAGGCCGGGCTTCTCGACGTAACGCCGGGCCGTACAATCGACCCACAAGCGGTTGCTCTAAAGGTCGCGGAGCTGACGCAGCGCTACAGGGTTGTTGCGCTTGCGTATGATCGTTGGCGTATTGACGAGTTCTTGCGTGAGCTGGATCGCATCGGGCTTCAAGCCTACCGCGACGATCAACAAGGAAGCCAGCAAGGGTCCGGGCTCCGGCTCGTTCCGTGGGGCCAGGGCTTCAAGGATATGGCGCCGGCAATCGACGCGCTCGAATTGGCGGTCGCCGAACAGAAATTAGAGCACCCGAACAATCCGGTGCTGACATGGAATATTGCCAACGCGGTCGCCACTATGGACCCAGCCGGCAACCGTAAGATTGACAAAAACAAAGCCCGGTTTCGCATCGACGGTGCGGTGGCCTTGGCAATGGGAATGGGGCTTAAGATGCGGGACCGAAAAGCAAAACCCGCGTCACTTGAAGCAGTGCTTGCGTCGATTATGACGGTCCCGGTTTAATGGGCGTCCTTTCGCTCATTAACCCGTTCGGTTGGTTCGGCGGTTATCAGGCGAAACTCTCCGGGGGCAACCAACCGGGCGCCTCCTCGGGTACTTACGGGTATGCAAGCGCTGCGGGCAAAGTGGTTACGCCGGAAGCCGCGTTGCGGCTTTCGACTTATTGGGCTTGCGTCAAGATCATTTCGCAGACGATCGGGACAATGCCGCTCGATCTGTATAATCAGGAACCGGATGGCACGCGCACGCTGGCGAGTGATAATCCGCTTTACGACATTCTCCGCTTTCAGCCGAATGCAGACCACGACGCGGTCGAGTATTTGGAGGGGGTCGGCGCTTGCCTTGCGGTGTGGGGCAACTCGTATTCGCTTCGCCATTATATAGGCGGGCGGCTTGTTGCTCTCGAACCGCTGCGCCCGTATTGGATGAACGTCTTCCGTGGTATGGATGGCGAGCCGGTCTATCGGTATTCCGACCCGTGGTCGAAGCAAATTGATTACACCGCGGACCAACTATTGCACATTCGCGGCTTTGGATTCTGCGACTTTGTCGGCCTGTCCCCGATCGCGTTTAGTGCTCAAACACTTGGGACCGCAATCGCGGCGGACGAGGCGGCCGGCAGCTTGTTCCGTAACGGAATGCGTATGTCCGGCTGGTTTCGCTGGAAAGGCGGCGGGACTAACTCGGTTCTTACGCAAGCCCAGCAAGACGATGTTCGCGCCGCACTCATCACTCCGAATACCGGCAGTGAGAATACTGGCAGAGTAGGGGTGTTGCCCGGCGACTTCGATTGGTTGCCAACCGCCATGAGTCCGGTCGACGCAGAATTGTTGAACAACCGGCGCATGAGCGTTGAAGAAATTTGTCGGTCCTTCGGGGTTCCTCCGATTGTGGTTGGTCATGTTAGTGCCGGTCAGACCATGTGGGGAACCGGCGTAGAGCACATCAATCTCGGGTTTTTAACGACGGGCCTGCGCCCGTATCTGCGTCGTATTGAGGCCGCGATCACGCGCCAGCTTATTGCGCGCAAAGATCGACTCACGCTTGTTCCGCGCTTTGACATTGAAGAGCTTTTGCGAACCGACAACAAAGCTATGTCGGAAACAAGCGCGTCGCTGGCGAATGCCGGCCTGAAAACACGCAACGAGATTCGTCGTATTGTTTACAATCTGCCGCCAATAAAGGGCGGCGACACTTTGACGGTCCAATCCGCGCTCCTCCCGATCGATATGCTCGGGATCGTGGCGAAGCTTCCTAACGACAAGGAAGTGCAGGCGGCGGCCGATGTTCACAACGAGCTGCCTACCCTGGGTAAGCGACTTGCTCTTCTTGAAACTAAATACAACGCAGACCAGGCGCGCGACGATCACGGAAGGTTCGGATCAGGTAGCGGAAGCACAGACGAGCACGCAGCGTTTATAACTGCGGTGAAAAGAACTGCGGCTGGCGGCGCTTTGTTAGCCGCCGGAGCGTTAGCCACTGCAATGGCTCCGGAGATTGTGGTCCCCGCCGTGATAATCTCGGCGATCAGCGTGACCGGCGAGACATACTTAGTCGGTGCTCTGTTCACGGCGTCGACACAAATTCTTTCGCACGCCGGACTCAATACGACTGCGGCCCAAGAGGCGGTACATAATACCTTCCGCAATCTCGGTATCGACTTCTTAGAGCATAACAGAAAATCTGCGGAGGCGCCGAAGAGTCGTGCGTTCAAGGCCGATCTTTCCGATGTGCTGGATCATTGCGTCGCCGAATTAAAAGGTACGGTCGCGACCATTAAATCGCCGGCCGAAGCGAAGGCCATTGCGAATACCGCGTTAGACAAAGTGCGCGCCAAGATTTCAGCGGCAATCGATTCAATTCAGATTGGATAAACAACAATGAACATCGAAATTCTAGGGACAGCCGTCGAATTCAAATTCGAGGGCGACGGACTCGCCGCTGGCGAGTTCAAGGGCTACGGTGCCGTGTTCGGCAATCAAGACAGCCACGGCGACGTTATTCAGCCAGGCGCCTTTATAGAAACGCTTGAGCAGCTAAAGGCCGCGGGGCGGTCTCTCCCGATGCACGTTATGCACGGAGTGTTTGGCGGCGACGGGCTCCCGGTCGGTGTTTGGAAGAGTGTCGAGGAGGACGGTAAGGGCCTTCGCGTTCACGGTAAGATTTCCGGGATCAAGACCGACCAAGGTCAGATGAATTATGAGCGCGTTAAAGATCGCGCATACGGCGGTATCTCTATCGGCTACAGCGTCAATCCGGACGGCTCAGTAAGAGGGAAGAGCGCGGGCGAGCCGAAGCGGACATTAAAGTCGCTGAAGCTGCACGAAATCAGCCTTGTCGACGCACCGTCGAACGCTATGGCCACGTTCGATGAAATCAAACGGCGCTTGGAAGACAAGACCATTTTGTCGACGCCTCAAAGCACTAAGGCGGCCGAGGCGCTTTCAGCCGCGATTCGTCTCCACTTAATGACGATGAACGGCGGCGATAGCCCGACCGTGGACGAGCGCCAGCAATTCTTATCGCATCTGCAAGATGCACATCATGCTTTAACGGGACTGCGGATGCCGGAAGGTATCAAGGCCGTCCCGAAGTCATTGCGTGGACTTGAGGACACCCTTCGGGAGATCGGTTTCTCAAGGACGCAAGCTCAGCTCGTCGCCGAAGCTGGGTTTAAGTCGATCATGCCTCGGGATGAGGTACACGACCAGGCGGTTGACGAAGCAACAAAGCGGCGAGCCGCAGGCGCGGCCGAAGCTCTCAAGTTCCTTCGATAATTCATTCTCCCCTAAACGAGTAAGGAGGGCGTTATGCCCGAAGTTAATGTTGAGCAAGAGTTCAAAACTCTTTCCGAAAAGCTGAAAAGCGCAGTCGAGACGGTCGAGAAGGCACACGCCGATTACACGACCGAAGCGAAGAATATCGGCAAGGTTTCGGACGAGACGAAGGCCGCGACCGATAAGGCGATCATCGAAATGAACGCCACCACAAAAAAGGTGGAAGACTGCGCTGCGCGCCTCGCAGACGTCGAGCAGAAGATGGTTCGCCGCGCCAGTGGCGGAGCACCCGAGATCAAGACGGTAGGCACGGCGTTTGTCGAATCGGAGAAGATGAAGGCGTTTCTTGCAACGTCCGATCGTCGCGGCCTCGTCAATATGTCGGTCGAGCGTAAGAACATCACCAGCGGCACCGGGACGGTGGGCACTACGGCGGACGTGTCAACGTCTCTCGTTGTTGCGGATCGT